CGTGCTTCCTTTCCAAACCTACGTAGCCGAATGATTTTATCGATTGGCGAATGGAATAAGGTACACGGTTCAAAAACTGATTACTTTGCAGCAGACGGTAAAAAGATAGGTTTTAAAATTACGCGCCATTATGACCGCAAAGGATTGCCAATTTATAACGACAAACAACGCATTTATATTTACACCGGAGAATAGATATGATGACCTTTAAACAATATATTGAATCATTAAGCGCTGAATATATCCAAATGCTTTACGATGAAGACGTTCACTTGTTCCAAGCATATAAAGAGTATGTTACCGCGTGGAAATCACTTGAAGCAGAATATGGAGAGATTAAACCATGCTAATACCGCAGAAAGCAATGAAGGTAAAAGTACCCAAAGCGCTAAAAGTTTCACGCGGTAGACCTAAAATTGATCCGCGTAAAAAAGCTCGACACTATCAATTATCAATACAGGGTGATTTAATTGATTTTCTCGAATCCGCTGGACTCAAATCAAAATCGGCTTTTGTGAGTTTAGCAATTCGGACGATGATGGAGTTTAAAAAATACCGTTCACTGCCTTATGACAAATGTTTAGATTGCGGGTGCGATATGACAGCGCCACTTAACCCAATGGATGGTGCAAAAACTTACGTTGATGAGGATGGTAAGGTTTTGGATGTTTTTGTTCAATGTGAGGGTTGTGGTGGTCGAGCTGGTCATAGGCAATATGATCCACGAAATCACGGTATTGAATCAGAATAACCATTAGCCGGCTAACCACCGGCTTTTTTATCTGCGACAAAGCGTCACAGTGGACATAGTTTTTCCTATTTATATATATATTATAAATCAATTCATTTTTAGCCATATTTCTATTAAATATTTCTCTTAACCATTATTACTAAAACTATGTATGCTATGTCGCATAGAGTATAAGAATATAGAGTTTATAAGGGTTTGAAGGTGCTACATAGTGATTTTTAAACTATGTCGAAAATACATAGCTAGTTTGTCGCAGACAAAATTTTGCATTTTTTGTCTGCGACAAAGTTTAAATTTTAAATTCTATAATGATCCTTAACTTTTTTGATAACTTCATTCTCGTCTAACGTGCTTCTACGCCAAATCGTATGTTTTTTCCGCCCACCATCGCTTGTAGGTACATCGATTCGTTTGTGAACTTTCTCGTAGCCAATCTGCAAAAGTATCCGAGTCAATGCCGAAGTTTTTGGTAGTTTTAAAACTGAAGGTTCGAATTCTTCAAAGTTAAGTTTTCCCAATAACGTAATATCGACTATGTTTTCATTTATAACCTCACAATGGTAATGTGCAATTAAATCTTTCACTTCTTCAAATTCATGTGATACTGAATAACCTATCATCTTTTCACGCGACAAGGTTTTAGGCGCTCGACCTTTCGCTGAAAAGTCTGGGCTTATCTTCCGATTCATAAAGTAATGACAAAGTGCATCCATGCGTCTGTCTGTTTCTGAAAACAGTTTTTCAAAATACTTGTTGGTTTCTTGCTCACCGCCAAGTAATGAAAACAAATGTTCCTCCGACTGACAACGACTATACAAAACGCAGTAACGACGATCGCCATTAGTAATGGGTAAAGCGTCTTGATAATTAGTAAGCAAAAAATACGACGTGAAATTGGGAACCGTCCGCGAATTAGAAAACTTTTCCTCAATTTGAATTGTTTCGTTTGTGATGTACGGCTTCATTGTATCGATAATTGACCACCTGTTATCGCCCGATAGCCGTATCTCCTCAACGATATTCAGCACCGACCCATACGCCCATCCGCTAAATGTACCTTTCGTGAATTGTTTAGGATCAAGCTGCGTTGCATTCGACCCAAGTATCCCCTGCAAAATGCGAGTAAAGTATGTTTTACCACCACCTTGCGTACCCTGCAAAAGCACTGCCCAATTCACCTTGCTGCCAATGTTTTGTACAACATGAGACATCCAGTCTAGTAGTATCACCCTTTCTTTTGGCTCAACAAGCGTAAATTCCAAGTGCTTGAGCATCATATCCACAACAAGCAACCCATCGGCATCCATTACTTCACATGGCAACACTCCGCGCTTCTTATAGGAGTTTACATATCGCAACCCATCGTTATCATTAACGAAAATACCATCGTTCTTACTCGCCCAATACATCGTATCGATTACCGTGTCCATTTTCCAATCAACAAGCGCCATTGATGATGCTGATCTTTCCGCTGCGACGCACTCATCCATACGATCAAACTCCGCGTTGAAGGCTTCGCGCTTGATAGAATAACCGTGCTTAATATTGTGGAACTCCATTGGTCGCTGTACATAAACCCAATCACGCAACCATGACGGCATCTCCTCAACAACCAATCCACCTTTCTTCGGTGGGCAAAGCTCACGAACAATGGCTGATTTCGTCATCCCTTCGCCCTTACCCCAGCGGTCGTAAATGTCCTGTGCGATTTGTTGTCTCTTGGTCAATGTCACAGCGCTGAGCGGTAATTTACGCAACTTATTGCGAACATCCTCATACGCACGGTCATTATCAACGCCCAGACCTTCCGAGCCAGTAACAAATAATTCTTTGACTTGTTCTTCGACAATCTCCCCAACACTCACGCCACTGTCTTTGACCATCTTAATCACTGTGGCAAACGTCAACGGGCGTACTTTCTTTTCCGTCTTGAATGACTGCCACTTGCGATCAATATCTGCCGCGTTAAACTTGTCCGAGTTAGCCGACCAATGCAGCCAAAGCAACTTCCCGTCATCCGATCCACGATATTGATGATGCAGCGCCTGTCCCACAGTAATCCACGTCGAGTAATCACCAGCCGATTCAACCAGCGCATCGAGATTGGCTTCAACAAGCGCGTCACTAACATCAATCGGCTCATGCGCGAGTGCAACCGCTAGCCCTTGCATATCGTCCGAATCATCCGCGTCATTGTCTACATCAAATTCAGTTGTCAATGATTCCTTGACAGTTCCCTGCACCAACTTTTCAACAGGAAAGGCAAGTGCCACGTCTACATCAACCTCCCTGCCTTCCATCACCATCACGAAAGAAGAATCAATCGACCCAGCGTCAACACTGGGCATATACATAAACTGAGCAGGTTTAAATGCACTGTCATCAATAATAAAACTGGTAAACTCCGACGCGAACCAGCACATCACGGTAACGTACTCATCCGCGCTAACCTCCCGTGATAGTGGTAGAACTATGCGAAAGCGATTAGCGTCATCCGTGCTGCGCCATGTAGAGTAAGCCACCAGCGTAAATCCGGTCATCTCAAGTTCGAACTCAATCTCCCCTTTAGTCATTGCGCACTCATCAACGTCAATGGTTAAAAGTGACCGTCCGAGCAGGTTCTCCGTGTTGCGATACCCACCACTGAACCCACCGCCGCAAAACCAACCTTCCTGCTCTTTGGTCTTTGCGACTTTGTGCTTACCCAGCACAGTGCAAATTCTCTCCCATGTCACTTCCACATTGCGACAGACAGCACTGTTCTTATCCCCGCGACTTATGCGGTAAAGTTTATCTGTCATAAATCGCCCTCATCAATGATTTCCTCAAAAGAACTAAAAAAATCTTCTTTAGTTGTAACGAACATTTCACGTATATTGTTTGGATTAAAATAAATTATCCCTTCTACCCATTTATCATCAATTTTTATTTTGCATGATTCATGAATAAGATACACATCGCCCGTTTTTGTATGCTTGTATTGACTACTCATAGCACTACTTCACCGCTGTTTAACATATTACAAGCACGTTGGGCGTGTTCGTGTTTTGTAAAACATGGGGTAACGTATTCAAGTTGTTCCCAATAATCCACACACCATTTTTCATGCACATGGTTATACTCTAAACAATACTTTAAAGTATTGTTAGCATTCCAATCCACCAGCTCATCCCCACACAGCTCATCTCTTAAAGCCAGTAATCGATTAAACTTACGCATCTCAACTGCTGCGCGTTCTGCTTGTTGCTCGGTTGGGCGTTCATGACCGAATTCTCTAGCATTTTTTGTTGTTTCAGACTCAACAACGCCACCTTCACCAAAAATAAACCAATCCCCACCAACAGGCGACCATTGTTTAACTTCTTTTTCCTGTTCTTCAACTTTCGCAATAAGTACCGCGCATTCTTCTTGCAATCGTTTTAAATTAATTTCAGCTTTTTTAATATCTGCTGATAATTGCTCAATAAGTATCGCGTCCCCGACTTTTTTCATAACTCTATCCTCTTTTAATTATTGGTAAATCAACTGCCTTAATCGCACCATCGGTCAATTGCTCAACCTGTATCGCCCTGTTTGCAGGTATCTTATTTTCTAATACCCAGTACGACACCGCTGCTTTAGTTACACCCAACTTCTTTGCTAACATAACCTGTTCACCACCAAACCACTGCACCACATCGTCAACGGACACACCGTCATTAATTTCTTCATTTTCCATTTGCATCTCTTTGTGAGTTAAGTTAAGATTGACTCTCATTTTACAACAACGCAGGAAAAACACAATGAAAGATTTAACAAACCTCTCAAACACCCAACTTGGTGATTTCATTTCACTCTCATTAGTACACGGCACAAACACCCAGTTTAGCTATGAGTTACTCCATGAAGTGGCAGAGCGCTTAGTACAAACGGACACAATTATCAAAGCAGGAATTAGCAATGGTATCCATGAAACGTTAACCAAGCAATCAACTGCATTTAAATTTAGACTTGAAGATGTTGTCAAAACGCTTGATGAAACTTTAGCACCTGCAATTATTGAGGATAATAAAGAAACTGTTGAAATCATCACTGATATACAGCATCACGAAGCAATGAATAAAGCGATGAAAGTAGATAGGGATGAAAGTAGATCCGGATCATCTAGTGCTAATAAAACAGTCATTGAGCAACCTGTTGAAGAAGTAAAACCCAAAGCAACAAAGAAAAAAGAAAAGCCTGTGGAAGTAGAAATACTTGCTGAAGAACCTGCTGAAGTGGAAGTGTTAGCAGAAACAGAAAAATCTGTAGAACTAGTGGAATTAACCGCTGAACCAGAAGCGCCTGCGCTCACAGCCAAAATGCTAAAAGAAGTAGCACTCGAACTACGTCAACGCAATGCTATTTCAAAAGAGCAAATTATAGACAAATTAACTGAGCTTGACGCATCAAGTACAATGACGCTTGCGCCTAAACATTATGCTGAATTTTACAACTTCTTGGAGAGCTTCAATGTCTAATGAAGAAGCGCCTAAACATTCTTTACTGAGCGCAAGTGGTAGCGCTACTTGGCTATATTGCTCCGGTAGTGTTGCAGCGCAAAAACCTTATAAGGAATCCCGTAGTGCATTTGCGGACGAAGGTACGGCAGCGCATGAACTTGCTGAAATTTGTCTAAAAGGTGATCTCAATCCGTTTGACTTTGAAGGTAAGCAATTGCCCGAAACAAACTGGATCACTGTAGATAAACTAATGTGTCGCCATGTAAATGACTACATGGATTTCATTGATGAATTCAAAGGTCATAAAATCTATGAACAGAAACTCGATTACAGCGAGTATGCACAGGACGGTTTTGGTACAGCGGATTGTATTGTTCTCAATGGTGATTCCGTAACGATTATTGACTTAAAATACGGTAAAGGTATAAAAGTCTATGCTGATACCACACAAACTAAAATCTACGCGCTAGGAGTCTATAGCGAGTTTGGTATGCTCGAAGATATTAAGACCATCACAATGATTATCTATCAACCTAGACTGGATCATATTGATGAGTTGACGATAAGCATTGAGGAGTTATTGGCGTTTGGGGAATGGGTTAAAAAGCGAGCGCAACTGGCTATGCAGGATAACGCCCCGTTGACTGCCGGTGATAAGCAATGTCAATGGTGTAAGCACAAAGCACGATGCCCAGAGCTTATGCGCTACACCGAAAATGCCATTCAAAATGAGTTTGGTTTTTTCGACGAGCTTCCCAGCGTAAACCGATTATCCGATGAGCAGCTTAACCTTGCACTGAGTAGCACAACATTGATTAAATCATGGCTAAGTGCTATCGAAGAACACGTTAGAGAACGATTAGAATCTGGTGATGGGTTTACCGGCTACAAACTTGTCGAAGGTCGCAGTTCACGCGATTGGAACAATGAAGAAGAAGCAGTAATTGCACTTTCTGACGCACATACTGAAGAAGAATTATTTGAGCGTAGTTTTATTTCAGTGGCTAAATTTGAAAAATTAGTCGGCAAGAAAAACATAAAACAGTTTGAAAATCTGATAGTTAAAAAATCGGGTAAACCTACTGTTGTGACAGAAAGTGATCCCAGAAAATCTTTGTCAGTTTCTGCAAATGATTTTTCTGATTTTGACGATTGACAGGCGCAATAAATCAATCTAAACTTAACTCAACTTATCTCTCCGGTTAAGTTGAAACGAGGATGGGAAATTACTTACGGTGATTTATCAATACCCCATCCTCACCTAATCCTAAAATTAAAATCCATAATGCTAAAAGCAAGAAGGCTAAAATGTCAGAAACACAAATTAAATTAGGTGAAGTTCGTTTATCATTTCCATCTTTGTTTCGTAAAGCGGTTTTCGATAATGTTGAAACTAAATACGAAGCAACAGTGCTAATGGAAAAAGGTAGTAAAAATCACAAAATTACCCAAGCGGCAATTGATAAATTCATTGCGCAAACATTTAAAGACGGTGCGCCCAAAGGCTTAAAAATCACCTGCTTTATTGACGGTGATGACAAAGAATACGATGGTTACTCAAATATGATGGCGCTTAAAGGTTCATCAAACAAACGTATCCCAGTTTTTGATAAAGATCGCGCTCCAATTACCGAAGAAGATGATAAGGTTTATGCAGGATGTTACGTCAATGCTATTTTTGACTTCTGGTATTCATCTCATCCCAAAGGCGGTAAACAAATTCTTGCTAATCTCCTTGGTGTTCAATTCAAGAGAGATGGTGAAACCTTCTCCGATGCTAAAGTTGCAAGCGCTGATTTATTTGACGACGAATCAGAAGAAGATGATTTTTAAATACTCTGTGTCCTCAGTGTGGTGAAAAGACGATTGGATTAACATCGTAAAAGTTAATTGACAGCTTGGAAAGACAAGCATTATCAAGTATAACGATTGTTAATCGTCTTGTGACGGAATAGTAAGGCTCGCAACCTTGGCAATCGTTATAACTTGATAGTTAATGCGTAGGCTGATACGCAGCGGTAATGGCACGTCGGTGCAAATAGGAAACTTGGGAGTGGTTGAAAGTACACCACCAAATAACACTAAGCCGGAGATCAGCACCGGCAACTATCACTAAAAGCATTGCTTGTAGCGTACCGCAATTCGCAACCTTGCAGCCTTTAATATCGGTAAAGCGCACTAGCTACGCGCTTGATTCGGGTTGAGATTACCGGTGACGGTAATTCACTAACTACATAGGGAAGATTAGAACTGATTGTAGTGG